CGCCCAGATCATGTAAGCGAACACCACGATCAGAGTGACCATGGCGGTAACTGCGTAGACGGTCCTCATCGGTTGGCCCACCAGTCGAAAATGACAACGCCGGCTATCACAAGTCCGGCCAGTGCGAGCATGAGCGCGCTCATGGCTTCGTGCCGTACCTCTGCTGTGCGGCCTGCTTGGTGATGTGCAGTAGGTCTCCGATGCTCTGCCAGGTGTGGCCGGCCTCGCGTGATGCGTCGACTGTTGCCCTGGTGATGCGTTCCGTGGTCCAGGCCAGGTGGTGCAGGTATATGAGCTGCTCGGCCGGCGTGCTGTTGAGGCGCTTGGCGCGGTGCAGGTTCTTGGCGTCGTCCAGGAGGTCTGTCCAGGCTCCGGGCACGTGCTCGCGCTCCTGGTGCGTGGCGATTTCCTGAGCGAGCTCGCGGGCTGTTTCGCGGGCGCTCATCAGTACTCGCTGTTCGTGGTGTAGGTGTCGCCGTGCTCGTCGGTGTACTGCCACCATCCTTCGGTCTCCGTCTGAGCGGCGCGCATGAGTGCCCAGAAGTTGGCGTCTGTGTGAATCATTAGCTCTGCCAACGCTACTCGGGCGTCGAAGGCGAGATAGGCGAGACGTTCAGACTCGCTCATTCCGCAGGTTGGGTGGTGGGTTCCGAGGTCGAAACCGCAGGCATCGCAGTGGTCGAGGTCGTCGTCGTGGGTGGTCCAGAATCCGGTGTGCTCTGTGTTGGTCATAGGTCAATTGTCCTTGACGTGCGATCGCGGGTCAAGGGTTCTTGACCTGCTGTCTCACATGTTGGTCAACTATTCTTGACGAATCTCGAGGTTTTGCCGTGCTCGGATCATGCCGGCGCTGGTGGTGCTCCTAATGCTGCTTGTCTAGAGCCAGCTCCGAGCTGACGGAATCGGCTGGGGCCGGCGCGTTTCTCGGCTCCGCAGATCCTCGACCCTCCCATCCGGGCTGCTTTTGGACGGCCGAAGGCCGGCCCTAGGGCATATTGCGATTTACTCAGCAGAGGGGTGGGGGCGGGGACCGTTTTGGGTCTGTATTTGACCTTTGTTCTAGCGTATGCGACACGCGCGCGACGGGTTTGTGTGAAAGTGCTTCCGTGGTGGTCGGAGGCGCGCTACTCTCAGCGCATTGCATTGCGGTCGGCGTCTGGAATCTTGCAGGGTTCCCACGCCGTAGGCCGTCCAACTGGTACTAGACGGAAGGCAGGGCACGGTATGCGCGTCACTGGTCAGGTAATCGGCATCGAGCCGTACTCGGGAACGTTCGCGGACCGCGAGTCGGGCGACAAAGTGTCCTACTCGGGCACCAAGGTCAGTGTCTTCGATGGCCGCGAGGTCATCAAGGTCAAGGTCAAGGCGCGGGAGATCTCCGGGCTCGGTGACCTGAAGCGGGGCGACGAGTGTGATCTGCTCGTTGACGTGATCGCGGAGGGCGGCGCGAGGGGGGTCTATCTGACGGTGACCTTCGTGGAGCGGCTCGACACTGCTCCCCATCTGGCTGCCGTTTCCAAGGCGAACTGACTGATACGGAACCGCCCCGGCTTGCAGGCCGGGGCGGCTCCTAACCTCACTGCCGTACTAGCGACAGATTGGCTGGGATCAGCATGGCAACAAACGGCATCGACCGGGTGACATTCCCCGCGGACTGCCAGATCTGCAACAACGAGCCTGCACGGGTGCGGGTGGTCGTCGCGGAACCGCTGGTTGGCTCCGTGTCGACGTATGTCGGCGCGAACTGCTACGCGGTCAACGCTGGCGCGGTGGCGATTCTGCTGGCGTCCGACGTGCGGCTAATCGTGACTGAGGTCGCGGCATGATTGTCGTCTGGGGTCGTCGCCTGGCGGTTGCTCTGGGTTTCGCTTTGCTTGTGGCGTTTGCTCCTTCGACCGCTTGGGCTGACTCTGGCCCGGTATCGCTTGGCCTTGAGCCGTCGCTCTCGGCTGTCGCTCCTGCCGTTGTGGGTGGCGCTCCGGCTTCGGCTGCTGCGGCCGCGTATTTGACCGGCGCAGGTACAGAGGCAGATCCCACGATTGTCGCGTTCTCATCCGATTATCAGGCTGCGGTGCTTCTTGGCCTGTCGCTGCTGGTGTTCTGCGGCGCAGCGATCCTGATTTCAACCTGGGGGAACTGATGGTCCTGGTTATCTTCGTCCTGCTGGCGCTGGGGTATCTGATCCTTGGGATACGTGCGGATAAGCGGCTAGACGCTCGGCGAGAGGCTGCCCATCAGGAGCTGCTGGATGCGATCCGGGGTATCGGTCGTGGGTGAGGTTGTGACTTTCGTGTTCTTTCCCCTGGCCGTGATCCGGCTGTGGCAGTTCTTCCGGGCGCTGATATGAGCGCCGTTGAATGGATTCTCTCGGCGTTCGTTTCGGGCGTCGGGGTCGGACTCGTCGCGGCTCTCACGCGGCCTCGGAAAGTCTGAGGGGGTGAATATGAACCCTGTCACGATTCTGACGGACGCGGTGACCGGTGCGACCGGTCTCGGCTTCCAGCTCGGTGAGGTTGCTGCTATCGGCCTGGGCGTCGGTGTGAGCATCTTCGCGCTGACCAAGGGCTGGCACTTGCTGCGGCGGTTCGTCAACTGATCTTGCCTGGGCGGTGACGTCCTGGGCTCCGTGCATGGTGATTTCCCCTAGGGGGTGAATATGGATCCGGTCGCCGTTCTCACGACCGCCACGACTGCGCTCGGCACGCAGCTTGGCGGCGTCGCCGCTATCGGCCTGGGTGTCGGTGTGAGCATTTTCGCACTGACCAAGGGCTGGGCGTTGCTTCGGAGGTTCGTCAACTGAGGGACCCTCCACGGGTGGAGGCCGTCACTTGACGGTGACGGCCTCCTTCCTCCACAAGTCTGCTGCGTGCATCGTTGGGAGGTTTCCATGCTAAGGCTTCTGGCTCGCTCTGGCGCTGCCGTGGTCATTGTCGGGGCGCTGGTTTTCGCTGTGCCAGTGGCGGCGCAAGCTGACGTTTGGGATACGGCGTGGTTCGAGCTGAGCGCGGTTGCTGCTGAGGGTGGGGCTATCGGCGGCGTGATTGGCGAGGGGGTTGTGGCGGCGGCTCCGGAGGTGGCGTCCGGGTTCGCGTGTGCGGCCTCGCTGCCGGTGTGCGCTGCTGTGGGTGGCGCTGTGATCGGTGCGACCCTTTACCTGACTAAAGACACCTGGATCCCGTGGTTTACGAACGGTGCGACGGTTCCTACCGGCTCGCAGTTCGGACCGAGCGCGCAGAACTTCGTAGCGAACTTGTACGGCGCTGGTGCGGTTGGGTTCACGGGCGCGGCCAACCAGGCGCCGTATGCGAGTGTGTGGTGGGGCGGGTCTCCGGCGGCAAACTATGGGTTCTATTTCACCCAGGTGGACTGGACGACGGCTGACGGTCGGACGGAGACTTGGACAGGTAGCACGGGCGGCGCTCAGACGCTTGGGGGTGGCCGTGGGTTTACGAATTACAACCCGTGGAATCCGACGGCGTTCTATAACTCGACGTTCACGGCGTCCGGCTGGCACATCACGGGTATCACGGCGCACGTCGGGGATCTTGCTATCCAGTGGGGTCAGACTGCGACTCCGGTTGTTGCATCGTTGCAGGTGTCTTGCACCAACCCGGACGGCTCTCAATACTCGGTCACGTCGGCTGTTCCGTCCGCTAATGGCATGGTTGAAATGCCGACCTGCACTGGGGCGACAGGTGACCTGGGCGGGGCAAAGGCCAAGTGCGCGACGCTCTCTGCTGGGACGAGCCTTCCGACTGCCGTCGTTGAATCCTCTAACTGTGTTGCTGCCGGTACTGCTGGGTTGCTCTATCCAGAGTGCATAGCGGCTGGCTGCATCTATCGGGTCGCTGTTGATGGTGTGGCCTGCACTGTGGGTCGTCCTGGCTGCTCCGACTGGGCGGCGGTGTATGCCACGTCTCCGGGGCGGGTGATGTGTCGCTACGGGGAGCACGCGGTGTCAGTCGATCACTGTTTCTTCCTTGAGCGGGTGTATGAGAACGGGCTGCCGGTTCCAGCGACCTTGGGCAACACTGACGGCAACCCGGCGACGTTCACGGGTACGGCTCCCCTGCCAAACCCTGGGAGTCAGCCTCAGCCTCAGCCTCAGCCGATCCCGAACGGCGCCCCTGGCGGTGATCCTGGCACGCTGCCGGGTGGTTCAACTGGCGCGCTTCCGTCGCCGTCCGGGGTTCCGTCGACTAACGGTGACTGCTTCGGGGGTGGGACGTTCTCATGGAACCCGATTGATTGGGTGGTGACGCCGGTCAAGTGCGCGTTGGCGTGGGCGTTCGTGCCGTCTCCGGCTGCTCTTGCGAACTTCTCGAACGGGGTCGGTACGGGGTTTGCTGGTACGTCTCTTGGCCGGTGGTCTGCCTCGCTGGGCGGGCTCGTGCCGGCTATAACTGGCACCGGCTGCGCTGGGCCGTCGCTGAGTACCGGCTTCATGTCCGGGCTTCCTGGGCATCCCATCGCATCGGAGATTCACCCGTTCGACGCGTGCTCTGCTCCGATGTCAACGGTTGCGGCCACGAGCTACATGATTCTTTCCGCTGGGATTGCCTTCTATGGCGGCATGAAAGTGGTGCGGCAGCTCGGCTACGCGTTTGGCTTCCAGATCCACGCCGGTTCTGAGCGGAGCACCTTCACATGATCTGGGTCCTGATCGTTGGCGGCTACCTATTCGGGCTCTGCGTCCTTGCGTGGTGCGGTGGCGTGTGGTGGTGGCAACAGTGATTGTCGAGTGGGCTCTGAACGCGGTGGGCTGGGTCGTCAACAACATTTTCTCGGTGATGCCAGATATTCCGGTTCCGTCGTGGTTCACCGGCGCGGGTCAGGCTCTGGCGGGGCTGTTCGGGGCTGCTGCGTCGATGGGTGTGTGGATCCCGATTGCCTTGGCTCTGAACGTTATGGGTGTGTTGTTCGCAGCGATGTTCGGCGGGGCACTGATCAAACTGGCGCGGATTATCGCGTCCTTCCTCACGGCTGGTGGAGGTTCGGCGGCATGATCTGGCTATCAATTCTGGGTGGTCTGCTTCTTGGCGGGTTCGCTGAGTGGCTCCACGGTCGGCGGGCCAACGGTGGCAGCTCCGGGAGGTCGGCGCTATGACGCTTCTCCGGGGCAGCAAGGGTCGCAAAACTCGCCGTGGGTATCCGATTTCAGGCTTCGTTGGGGCCAACGGCAGTGGGAAGACTGCGGCTATGATTTGGGACACGATCCCGACTTTGGAGGCCGGGAAGCCTGTCCTGTCAACGGTTCGGCTTACGGACTACAAGAATCCTCGACCCTGCGACGACGACGAGTGCACGTTGAAAGAACACGGGAAGCCTCGTCATCTGGCGGCTCACCCGCTCTACGTTCCTTTCACCAGGTGGTCACAGCTGATGGAATGGGAGTTCGGGGACGTGCTCATGGATGAGGTCACCGGCGTTGCGTCCTCGCGTGAGTCTCACTCGATGCCCGGCCCGGTCTCGAACATGCTGAACCAGCTCCGGCATGGCGATGTCGTCGTGCGCTGGTCGGCTCCTGACTGGTCGCGTGCGGATATTGTCATTCGTCAGGTTTCGCAGTCGGTCACGAGCTGTAAGGGGTTCTTTCCGGTGCAGGTTCCCCAGGTCGAGGGCGAGCCTGAGCGGTCCTGGCGTCACCGGCGTCTGTTCGCCTGGAAAACCTATGACGCGAAAGAGTTCGAGCGCTTCACGGCTGGCACGCGGGAGCGGCTGAAAGCGGAGAACACAGAACTATTCTGGGGTCCGGGGTCAAGCGTGTTTGACAGTTACGACACCTTCGGCGCTGTTCTGTCGATTGGTGCAGTCTCTGAGAGTGGCCGGTGTATGACGTGCAACGGTCGCCGGTCGGCTCCGGTCTGCTCGTGTCCTGATTATGAGCCTCCTGTCCGTGTTCGCTCGGGTGGGGCTGCGGCGCGGGGGCCCCGCGTGCGGGGTGGCGCTGCGGCTGGCCCGGTCGTCACGGCTGAGCCGGATAGTCAGGCATCAGCGACAGAGCCAGACGCGTCGGGGGATCCGTCATGACATTTTGGCTGTCCGCTGCTGCGGCGTGGTCCTGCCGTCCTGGGTCCTCCGGCCGCTATGGTCAGGGCCACAAGTCAATAACCACATGCCAAAGGCCGGGAGTCAGATCCCGGCCTAGGGCCTTACTCACGGAGTCTACCCGTGCTTGCATCTACCGTAACATCTGAAACTGACGCGGCACAGGATCGCCGTGCTGGCCGGTACGCGGCACGACATACCCTCTGGTCACAGTCCGACCTTCCTCGGGTCCGTTCCTGCGGTCGTGCTCCCCAGAAGAACGATGTAGGTGTCCAGGTCAAGGTCACCCATGCCGACGGCAAGCGACACGCTGGCCTGTCCAATGTCCAGCACTGCGCTTCTGCCTGGGCGTGTCCGGTCTGCTCGGCCGTCATCAGCGCGGAACGTCAAGGCGATATCTCGGCGGCACTGTCTGCGTGGTACGTCGGGGATGGGGTGGAGTCCTTTGGGAAGGTCGCGCTGGTCACGCTGACCATGCGACACAACAAAGGACACTCCCTCAAGGCGCTATGGGATGCGCTCTCCGAAGCGTGGAACCTTGTCGGGTCCGGTGCTGGCTGGGCCGCTGACCAGCTGGCCCACGGTGAGCGGTACGTCAAGATGGTCGTCAAGAGTTCCGGGCCGCGGCCGCGGCCGCTGGTGCCGAAGCTTGTTGGCCGTATCCCGCTTATCCGAGTGGTCGAGGTCACCTACGGGGTGTTCGGCTGGCACGTCCACATACACGCGATTTTGCTGCTCCCAATGTCGGCTTCTGATGCGTCGGTCGAGCGGCTCTCCGGCTCCATGTATGGTCGCTGGGCGGCTGGCCTGAAAGCGCGGGGCCTGTCTTCGCAGCGGTACGGCTGGCGCACACGTGAGGACGGCACGAAGGAACGCTTCGATCTGGGCGTTGATGCTCGGCTGATCCACGGGGATCCGAGCGCCGCTCTCGGGGAATACTTCGTCAAGGCCGTCTACAGCACGTCAATGGAGGTTGCCCGGTTCGACATGAAGAAGGCCAACCACGGTAACCGGACGCCGTTCGCGGTCCTGGCCGACGTCGTTGACCAGGAGCGGGCCATCGACGCGGCGCGCGAGGACCTTGCGATCTGGCACGAATACGAGCGAGGCTCAAAGGGTCGCAAACAGATCGTCTGGTCCTATGGTCTGCGGGCCCGGTTGCTGCCGGCCAAGAAGGTTGTCGAGCTGTCCGACCAGGAGATCGCTGATCGGGACCATGGCGGCGACGTTGTGGTCGAGCTGAACGCCGATCTCTGGAAGGTCATCACGACCCGGCGCGCTGACTGGCGGCTGATCAAGGCGTTCGAGCTCTCCGACGCGGACGGTTACTCGCTACTCTGGGAATTCGCAGCGGCTGCAGAACTCGAGAGCGCGCGACAATGGGCCGAGCTCCTCGAGCAGCCCGACCCGCTGAGGCGCGTGTGGCAGACACGGGAATCGCTCTAGTCGCATCGCCACGGTAGGCGTGGATTAG